GAGGAAGTCATTGTGCCTACCGCACCGATCTTTGCTCAGCCCAAGCGTGAGTTCGCTATGCCTAGCGCATCCGAAATGCTCGCCGCTTACCACACTGGTGGCGACACTTGGCACAAAGTAAACGATGCTTTTGTTCAGGCTTCAAAGCGTAATCAGACTGCGATTCAAGCAGCAGCTGGTGACATTTTGACATCGGACACGCCTGGATTGCTTAGCGTTTCGGTGCTCGGACCTGTGTTCCAGGATCTGAACTACGTTCGTCCAGTCGTTAACGCTTTTGGCGCTCGAGCCATGCCGAACACGCCTAGCCGTCAGTTCATCCGTCCGACCATCACGACCCATACATCAGCGGCCGTTCAGTCCACTCAGCTTGACGCAGTGTCGGCCACCACAATGGTTATTGCTTCAAACACTGTGACCAAGTCAACCGTTGCCGGTCAGGTCACCTTGTCACGCCAAGACATTGACTTCACCGATCCTGCAGCAATGCAAGTCGTGTTGAACGACCTCGCCGGTCAAGTGCTCATCAAGACTGACGACATTGCAGCTGACGCCTTAGTCACAGGTGCTACCGCTTCGGGTTCAACTTGGACTGTTACCGCTGCCGATCCGTCAGGATTGTTTACTGCTCTGTACGACGCCGCTCGAGAAATTGCGGAAGATTCGAACTTCTTCCCCACTCACTTGTGCGTGTCGCCTGACGTATGGGAAAAGTTGGGCCGACAGACCGATGCTGACAAGCGTCCAGTGTTTGGTTACAACGCCAACGGCATGATGACCACCAACTCAATTGGTAACGTCTCTGGTCTCCAGTACACCAGCATGAATGTTCTTGGTTTGAATGTTGTCGTTGACAACAACTTCGCTTCCGGAACCATGCTTGTGGTTTACGCACCAGGCTTTGAAATCTACGAATCAGGCCCGCAATTGTTCAGTTTGGACAACCCGAGTACCCTCGGCAAGAACCTAAGTATCCACCAATACTTTGCAACTTTTGTCGCTAAGTCGAGTTTCATTCAATCAATCACCATCGCCTAACTACTAGCCCGAAAGGCGGTTAGCCGATCATGGCTGTATACCAAGTCACATTCCACCAGCGGTTGGATAACTATGCGGTTGTCCAAACGCTGACGGAACCCGATGTCGCTGTTGGGCAGTCAATGACACTTGCTAGTTTGGGTCACTCGCTCAACGGCACTCATGTCATTTACGATCTGCCGAGTTACTACTTTCTTGGCGTTGACTCTGAAGGCGATCTCCTTTTTGATGTCAACCAACCGATCCCCAACCAAGTGTTGTTTTACAACGCTGGCGATGATCTAGATCGAAGCTCTACAACTGCTGGAACTTTGACCTATACCGAAACTTGCACTTGGGTCACAGGCCCACAAATTGCGACATATCTCGGCATCACAACTAGCGGTGACGAGACAGCCTTTTTGGTGCAGGTCGCTGCAGCTGCGAACTCGTTCTGTTTCCGCCGACGTCAGGAGTCTGGATACACAGACTCGTTAACCACTTCGCCTGGTGGAGATGTCACGCTCGGTACGCTCATGTACGGTTCTGCTCTTTATCGTCAGCGTGGCTCGGTTGACCAGTTCGCATCATTCACAGATATGGCGTCAGCGCCCACTGTAGGGCTATCAGGCATCGTCAAACAGTTGTTAGGCGTCAACAGACCACAGGTCGCCTGAAATGGCTTACACGGACTTCCTGAATGAGGCGTTAGATGATCTGGTCACTACTCTCCAAACTATTTCGGGGCTTAGGGTTGTTAACGATCCTCGCAATATTGCTCCACCTTGCGCTTTTGTGGATGCTCCATCCATCGAGTCGTGGAACGGCAACATTGTCAAAATGACTTTTCCTGTGACCTTAATCAGTAACGGCCCTGGCAACCTTGACGCACTACGCCAGCTCCTGTCGCTTACTGCTGAACTGGTCACAAAAGACGTTGCGGTAATGAGTGCTTCACCGAAAGTTGTTTCGGTTGGTGGCGCTGACTATGCCGGATACGAACTTCTCATCCCACTACAAGCACAGGATTCATAATGGACAAATATGTAATTACAAGTATTCGAGTCGGCGAAATCGGAACAGCGTTTGTAGCTGGACCGTCTGACGACATTGATTGGCTGCTTGAAGGTGGCTTCATTCAGCGTTCCGACACTCACCCATCTAAGGGTGCTAAATTGACCGTTAAGCCCGACGCACCAACTTCAAAGAAAGACTGATCGTCATGGCTACTTCGACATACCTATCCAATCCAATCGTTTCTATTGGCGCTGTTGATATTTCGGATCAGTGCACGAGTGCGAACTTGTCGCAAAAGATCATGGCTTTGTCTGACAATGCGTTCGGCTCTACCGCTACCAGCTTCACGGCTGGTTTGCAGGACAACACTTTGACCTTGGAGCTCTACTGGAGCACTGCGGCCACTGAGACCTACGCAACTTTCAAATCGCTTGTCGGCACGAAAATTGCATCAGTTACCATTAAGCAAACTTCGGCCGCTACCAGCGCAACGAACCCAATTGGCACCTTGGCAAACTCGTATCTTGAAGAGCTACCTGTCGTGTACTCGCTTGGTGAATTGAGCCGTTGCACCATCGTTTTGCGTGGTGGAACTTTCGCCTGGACTGAAGTCTGATCTAACCAAACCTAAACAAAGGACCCGACATGAAACTTACGATTCGATTCGACATCGGCTACGGACCTGCCACGATCACGACAACGCTTGCAACGCTTGTCGCATGGGAACGCAAGTTCAAAATGAAAACGTCTGACCTTGCCGACAACTTCGGTATGGAGGACATGGCGTTCATGGCATGGCACTCAGCCAAAGTCCAGACCGAACACGGCCAGTCAATCCCAGTTGAATTTGACTCGTTTGTTAACAAACTTGTTGAGATTGAGATCGTGAGCACTGCGTCCGCAAACCCTACGAAAGCGGATCGCACCGCCACTCTCTAGCCCAACTGTTAGTCATAACTGGCTACTGGCCACCTGGTATAGACTTTGATTCAGACGACCTCTCGACAGTCGCAAAGATTCTAAAAGAGAGGTGAACCATGTCAATGCAGATTCAAGGACTTGAGTCCACTCTCAAAGTTCTTAAAACGGTGCAACCCGAAGTCCAAAAGCAGTTTTTTAAGGACGCTAAAAAGATTCTTAAACCTGTCGTTGATGAGGCGAAAAAGTTGTATCCGTATGGCGACACAACTAAAAAGAATGGCGCTTGGCCGTCTGGTATGAGTCGCACTTGGGCACCTAGTGGCAGAGGTTTGTTTCCTTACTCACAAAGCATGGCCATTCGAGGCGTCAAAATTGAGACGTCATTGTCGAAGAAAAAGGACGCGGTTCTTAGTCTTGTGAACAAAGACGCTGCAGCTTCAATTGTGGAGTTTGCCGGTACTAATTCAAATCGTCTTGCAGACGCTCTTAACGGCTGGTCAGAGAAGCCTCGAGTAATGTGGCGTGCATATGAGAACAATGCTGGTTCAGTTGAGTTACAAATGAAAGTTTCGGTTGATGAAGTTATGGCGTTAATTAACCAGGTAACAAAAACGGTGGTGGTCTAATGGCTATTCGAATCCCAATCATCACTGACCTGCAAGACAAAGGGATCAGGGACGCCAAGACAGCCTTCGGCAACTTTAAGACTGCCGTTAAAGACGCTGAAGGCGGTTTAGGAAAGTTTAAGGCTGGTTCAAAGGCTGCTTTTGATGGTGTCAAAGCGCAAGCTGGCAACATGGCCCTGATGGCTGGAACTGCCATTGCTACTTTTGCTATCAAAGCAATCGGAGACTTCCAAGACCTAGCGATCGCCGCAGGCAAATTTAGTGATGCCACTGGTTTAACTGTTGAAGATGCTTCAAAGTTTATGGAAGCCGCCGGGGACATCGGCGTTCCTGTTGACAAACTTGAAACTGCTATTGGCAAATTAAACCGAACTATTGGAGCCGACCCTGACAAAGTTCGTGACCTTGGCGTTGACCTTGTTTATCTAAACGACGGATCGTTAGACGTCAACGAAACATTCTTAAACACGATTGACCGCATTAAAGCAATTAAAGACCCTGCAGAGAAAGCCAAGGTTGCCGCCCAGCTGCTTGGCAAAGGCTGGCAGGACATGGCTGAACTTATTGAGATGGGCGCTGATGATCTCAAAGCCTCACTAGACAGCGTTGACGATTCAAAGATTATTGACAAAGAGGAAGTTGACAAAGCCAAAAACTATCGTGCCGCTATGGATAACCTCAAAGACTCTTTTGAGAAAATGGCTATAAACCTTGGAGAACGTTTACTTCCCAAAGTTGCTGAGTTGCTTGATTTATTGGCCAAATTACCTGAAGCGTTGCGTGGTGCTGGAGGCGTTGTCGAGGATGCTTTCTCAGATGCAGACTTGGCAGAAATGGGCAACGAGGCTGCAGCTGCACGAATTGAAATGAAAGCCCTTGCCGATATGTACGGGGGCTATTACGCCAGTCGAGTACAGGGTGCCAAAGACGACACCTACAAACTTGAGGAACAAATGCTGGCACTTGAGGAAGCAACAGCTGCAACCGAGGAAGCATTCCAAAACCTTAAAAACGAATTGAAACTTGACAGTGCAGTTGCAGACGCTAAAGGAATGCTTGACCAACTTAAAGAAAAAGCCGTGGAAGCGTTCCGAGGTGCTGACGGTGCTTTAAGTGAATACGAACAGGGCCTTATTGACGCCAAACTTAAAATCCTTGATCTTGCCGAAACCATAACTTTGACTGATTCGGAAAAGAATCGGATTCGAGTTCTTGTTGATACTGGTCAACTTGAAAAGGCTTTAGCCATGATTGAGGCGATTGGGAACACCGAAAAGTTCAAAAAGTTGTATGGCAATGTAAGTGATCCTTTTGCGGCTATTGCTGGCGCTAACACATTTGACCTTTCGGGTTTGGAGTTTCGTGCTAACGGCGGTCCGGTCATGGGTGGCGAAACTTATCTTGTTGGTGAGCGTGGACCCGAACTGTTCACGCCTGGTTCGTCTGGAAACATCACGCCCAACGGTGCTATGGGCGGCAACACGATCACGGTCAATGTCAACGGTGGCGACCCGAACAGCATTGTGCGAGCGTTGCAACAATACGTCCGTCAGTCGGGCCCAGTGCCCGTAAACACTCGAGCAATGTAATGCCGAAAATTAGTTGGGTTTTAGAGCGAGAGACGCCGACGGTTGTGGATGTCACAAGTTCTGTTTTGTCGTTTAGTTATCAGCAAGGTAGACGCAACTACCTTGATTCCTACTC